TATTGACAAACAAAACAGTATCATCCGTGAATTGGAGCTGCCGGTGGCTGTTTTAATGTTTTCCGGCGGAAAAAGTGTCCATGCTATTGTACGGGTGGACGCTGCGGATTACAGGGAATACCAAAAACGTGTGGAATACCTGTATCAGATTTGTGAAAAAAACGGACTAAAAGTGGATACACAAAATAAAAATCCTTCCCGCTTATCCAGGCTCCCTGGCTGTATGCGGGGAGACAAGAAACAGTTTATCATTGATACAAATATCGGGAAGTCATCATGGACCGAATGGCAGGAGTGGATTGAAACTGTTAATGATAATCTACCCGATGTAGAAGGCTTGTCAGATGTCTGGGAGAATCTTCCAGAGTTGGCACCGCCATTGATTGATGGCATTTTAAGGCAGGGCCACAAAATGCTCATCGCTGGCCCTTCCAAAGCGGGTAAATCTTTTTTACAGATTGAACTTTGTATTGCCATTGCAGAGGGGCGACGCTGGCTGGGGCGTAAATGCGCTCAGGGACGTATTCTGTATGTCAATCTGGAATTAGACCGCGCCAGCTGTTTACATCGATTTAAAGACGTCTACACGGCTTTAGGATGGCAGGCAAAGAATCTGCATAATATCGATATATGGAATCTGAGAGGCAAGTCCGTACCCATGGATAAGCTGGCCCCAAAACTGATCAGACGGGCCGGAAAGAAGGGATACAGTGCCGTAATCATTGATCCAATTTATAAGGTTATCACAGGTGATGAGAACAGTGCAGAGCAGATGGCAAAGTTTTGTAATCAGTTTGATAAAATATGTGCCGAGTTGGGGGTTGCAGCGATCTACTGTCACCATCACAGCAAAGGCAGCCAGGGCGGAAAGAAGTCCATGGATCGGGCCAGCGGATCCGGTGTCTTTGCAAGAGATCCGGATGCCCAGTTGGATATGATCGAACTTACAATACCTGACGCCATGCGCAAACAAAGGGAAGACCAGGCGGTTTGCAGGGCCTGCCGAATTTATATGGATGCGCATTATTCCTGGCAGGAAGATCTCTCGGAAGATGATCTTTTAAATGCCCGAACAATGTTATCTTATTGTGAAAACAGCCTATCAAAGTGGCAGATGAATGATCTCAGATATCAGATCGAAGCCGAGAAAAAGAAAGCTTCAGGGGGCACAGCATGGCGCCTGGAAGCTACGTTAAGAGAGTTTCCAGGCTTTGAACCGATTAATGTATGGTTTGATTATCCTATCCACAGAATTGATGAATCTGGAGCTCTGGGGGATATAGAACCGGAAGAAGATCGGCCTATGTGGAAAAAGGCTGCGGAAAAGAATAAACAGAATGTTGAAAAGCGCAAAGATGATCGGAGGCAGGCTCTGGAAGCAGCCATTGAAAACGGGAACTTTGGAGACAGTCCTACAGTCGATGATGTGGCCGGTTATCTTGGCAAATCCGAGCGCACAATTCGGAGTATGGTTAAGGAGCATGGTGGTTATAAAATCGAAAATAACTTCATTATAAAAAATGCTGTGGAAGAAAAAGACTAGACTTTTTCAAAATCGGAACTTCATTGCGGAAATGAAAAAGACTAGACTTTTTCACAGAACGATTCAGGGAAGAAATGAAAAAGACTAGACATTTGCCCCGGAAAAAGACATGTCTTTTTCTGCACTTCAAATTTCCGGGGGAAGAAAAAGACTAGACAATTTCCGGGGGAAAAAGACACTACCCTAAAGGGTAAATAAATTTCCCCCGCAAGCGTGGGTCACGTGGGTAGGAATGGACGGGCTTGAAGCACAGCCCGCCCGTTCCCTTCCCCTTCCACGATGACAGAGTGAATGAAAAAAGATAAAGATAAGTTTGTACATTAAAGGGGTGAAGTAAAGGTGATTACAGAGTTCTTTATGGCGATGATTCCCCCGTCAGTTACACATCAGGAAAAACAAGTCCATGTGGTCCATGGGCAGCCAGTGTTTTATGAACCGCCAAAGTTAAAAGCGGCAAGAGTTAAGCTAACCGCCCACCTGGCACAGAACAGGCCTGACCAACCATTGACTTGTGGTATCCGTCTGATTACTCGATGGTGTTTCCCTAAGGGCGGGCACTGTGATGGAGAGTATAAATTGACTGCGCCAGATACAGATAACTTGCAAAAACTTTTAAAGGATTGTATGACGGATGTGGGATTTTGGAAAAATGATGCTCTGGTGGCTTCAGAGCTTTGCGAAAAGTTCTGGGCGGAGGTTCCGGGAATCTACATACGGATCGAGGCATTGTGATGAATGGAGCTGTTTATAAAATATATCGCAATTGTGTGGAACACATGAAAAATACTCCGGAAGATTGGAAAAAGGCTTTAGATGCTTTTAGAAAGATATGGACTCCGGAGCGGGATGAAGAAATACAGAGATGTATTTTGCGATTGGAGGAAATGATTTATGGTGAAATCAAAGGCAATCGAGATTATTAAGGACATACATAGTGAGGATATTGACCCAGAGGACAAGTTGACAGCGATCCAGGAAGTACTGGATCAGGGAGCGTGCCGCAGGGTAAGCAAGGATGATCTGGTGGAGACGCTGCGGTGGATGGTGGAGGATTATGTATGACTTAATCTATTAAATGATTAAAATGCCTAGAGAATAGGAGAATTTTATGAACAAAGAAGAATTAAAAAACATATTGAAAAAACATGAAGACTGGATAAAAGGAATAGATGGAGGAGAGAAGGCTGATCTCAGATATGCCAATCTCAGAGGTGCCGATCTCGAAAGTGCTGATCTCAGATATGCCAATCTCGGACGTGCCGATCTCGAAAGTGCCGATCTTAGATATGCCAATCTCGGACGTGCCAATCTCGGACGTGCCAATCTCAGGGGCGTCAAACTTAAAAGTGCCAATCTCGGAGGTGCTGATATTGATTACTCATCCTGGCCCTTGTGGTGTGGCTCTTTAGGTGTAAAAGTAGATAAACGCATCGCTGCACAGTTAGCTTATCACTTTTGCCGTTTAGATTGCGATGACCCAGCATACATAAAAGCCCGCAATGCGATATTGGATTTTGCAAATCAGTTTCACAGGGTTGGTGGATGCGGAAGGTTAAAAATAAAACAGGAGGATATCAATGAGTAAAGAAAATACCAATGATTCAATTTTAGTTATGTTAAATCCAGATGGATTGGCAGAAATTTATGATGATACTTATGACATAACCATTCACTGCGAGTCTTCAGGCGAGCAAGAAACAGTGAGTAAAATGTTAGAGCGGCTTCAAGGTTGGATTCCGGTGGAGGAGCGACTGCCGAACGAAGAAGAATTCCGGGAAGCATACTGTAGGAACGCTTATGTTGCGGAATTCCTTGTTATGATTAAGGGCGCAACAAAGCCGACAACGTTATATTTTAGAGATGGATGTTGGTTTGACTCAGAAAGAAATTATTACGATGTGATCGCCTGGATGCCGCTCCCAGAGCCTTACAAAGGTACTGACAATGACTGACCTGCGCATAAACCAAAACGAGTGCGATCTGTGCAGCCAGGCATACCGGCGTCAGCATCACTGCCCGAGAGACAGAGGGATGGGCAGTCTGTCAATTATAGCGTGCGAGATCATGCACCAGATCGCAAGAGAGGGGGATGACACCGATGAGCATAGACGACCTGAGAGAACTGAAGTACCTGAAAAAAGAACTGATCAGGCTGGATCAGCAGATCGGACATTTGGAAGAAAAGGAGATTCCGGTGGTAGCTGGCAAGGTTAAAGGTTCCAGCAGGGATTTTCCTTACATAGAGGTTCGGACATCTGTATTGATGGATGAGCCGGTGACGGCGGATGCGGTTGGAAAGCTGCTGAAAATAAAACGCGAGCGCCGGCAGTTGGTTGAGCGAAAGATTATAGAGTTAGAGCAATTTATCAAGGAAATACCGGATAGTCTGACACGGCAGATATTCGAGTTATATTTCCAGGATGGGAAGCGGCAGCAGGATGTGGCCGAGCAGTTGCATATCGAGAGGAGTTCTGTGTCGAAAAAAATTACTGCATATATAAAATTTCACACAAATCACATTTTAAAGTGATATACTTGTATCATGAAGTTCCTGCAAGCAGGGACGGATGCATTTTCGTATTTCCCCCACGATGTAAGGCACCTGGCTTCGGCTGGGTGCCTTTTGCTGTGCTGGGGATAGATTAATTTAAGCTGGATTGGAAGGTGGTGACATGGATGGTAAAGAGATAACTCCGGCCAATATCAAAGAGCAAGCTCTTGTGGATTATAGGGCTGGCATGAAGTACAAAGACATTGCTGCAAAATACGGTGTCAGCTTGTCGGCTGTTAAGTCCTGGGCGACCAGATATTGGAAGAATGAAAAAAAGTTGCAACCAAAATCTAAAGTTGCAACCAAAAAAGTTGCAACCTTAGAATCGAATAATGTAAAAAAAACAGCTGCAGCCGAAGACGTCGACCTGGTACTTGATACCGATTTGACAGAAAGACAGCAGCTGTTTTGTTTATATTTTATTCGATATTTTAACGGAACAAAAGCATATATGAAAGCATATCCTGAGGCTTCCAGATCCACAGCCAGAGCCAATAGCAGCAAGCTTTTGCAGGATGAGCGTATTACCAGCCAGATCCGCTTTTTAAAGCAGGCGAAACTTAATCGTGCCCTGCTGGACGAATCGGATATTTTCCAGATGTATTTGGATATCGCTTGTGCCGATATGCACGACTATGCCGAGGTAAAGCATGGAATGGTGGGCTTAAAAGACAGCGAGAATACAGACGGGATGCTGATTCAGGAGCTGTCTCAGGGGAAGACGGGTACAAAGGTGAAGCTGTATGACCGCATAAAGGCTTTGGAATGGCTGTCGGAACATATGGATTTAGCAACGACAACACAGAGGCTGCAGCTAAAAAAATTGGAGTATGAGCTGGCTCAGTTACCTGGATCAGGAGATGCGCAGGACAAT